CGTGGCCGATATGCAGGTTGGAAGAGGGATAATAGATGGGGGTGGTAATGTAATAATTACCTTTGCATGCATTGCACATTTTGATTTCCTCCTGAAAAATAGAACGCCCTTGGAATAATCCAAGGGCGTAAAGTTTACGCGGTACCACCTTGATTCGCAGAGAGTCTCTGCCTCAAAACCGCTGTAACGGGCGTACCCGGGAATGCCTACCTATCGACATTCCGGCTCCGAGGCCATGTTCGGCAAATCTTTCCGTACCCCCTTTGCACCAACCTGGGGCTCGCTTAACGGCAGAAAATGCTTACTCTCCTCTTCAATGCCTTTGAAAATATTGAATACATTATAGCCGCATTTGGGATGTTTTGTCAAGGAAAATCAGAATTTTTCCATGATTTTTTGGTTTCCTGCGGTAAGGATCTCGTCTGCGTTAGGGCCGAGGATGCGGAGCAGGTGGGTTAGCTCGGTGTTGGCGTCATGGGGAACGGCCCAGGCACCGGCATCACTGCCCACGGCAATCAGTCCGCCTAATTGCGCAAAGGCGTATATATTTGCCTGGGCGGAGGCCAGAATGGCGGCAACATCCGGTTCGGAGAAGCGGCCCTTCCCCCGGAGATTGGCGATGGTAGAAATCGTAGGAACCCAGACTGTGCCTTTTTCGTGCATGGCGTGGAGTGCTTCAGTATTGAGGTATGCGCCGTGCTCGATGGAGTCGCAGCCTGCTTCCGCCGCGGCAATGGCAGTGGCGGCACCATTACAGTGGGCCATGACGGACATGCCCTCCCCGTGGGCGATGTGGATCAGTTCGTGAATGTCTGCAGCGGGGTAACCGGGTTGGGTGAGGACACGGAAATGGTCAAAGTCCATCAGGCCGGAGATCATGATTTTGATGAAGTCCGCTCCGTTTGCTTTCAGTTTGAGGACAAGATCATGATACTCCCGGAAGTTTTCGTAGGTTTCGCCGATGAAGGCGCCGTATTGGCCGGCTTTGCACAAGGGAGACAGGGGCGTGCGGTAACGGATGCCGTACTCGGGAGCCAGTTCCCGGGCGCGGCGACCTGCGCCCCAGCGGTCACCGCCATCCCGCAGGTAGGTGTAACCCCGGGCTTGGTAGGCGGCCAGCGTGCGGTGAATAAAGTCCTCGGCAGGGTGGGGATTGTGGCGGGCGATGGCGGCACGCCAATCATAGCCATCTAAGATCATGTGAATATGGCAATCGCAGAGCATGGGCTGTCACCTCTTTCTATGGGGATTATAGCAGGTTTCGGGAAAGGAGGCAAGAGGGAATTGGCGTTTATCGCTGTGTTTATAACAGCACCCATTGTAGGGGAAGGACACTAAAACGAAAATTTGAAAAAATTTTTGAAAGTGTTGCACGAATGTGTGCAACAAATGGGATATTTGGCGCTAAGGGTGAGAGGAGGTTTTTCATGAGCAAGTTGAGAAGGCTGAGCTTGCGGGAGCGAATACAGCAGGGGAAGATCCGGCGGGAGGATGTGCTGCGGGGATTGGCGCAGCTGGCGTTTGGCAAAGTCAACGATTGCGTGAAGCTGGCACTGGAAGAACAACCGCAGATCGAGACGCTGGATCTGACGCTGCTCAGCGAAGTGAAAAAAACAGGCAAAGGACAGGTAGAGGTGAAGCTGGTAGACAGACTGAAGGTGATGGAACAGTTGGCGAAAATTGCCGGCGGCGAAAAGAAGGGCGCAGAGGAATTTCTGAAAGCACTACAAAGCGGGGAGGAGGACACGTGACAGGGTTCTCACCGAAACAGAAGCGGGTTCTGACCTGGTGGGTACCTGGTGGAGAGGATGCGGGGTATGATGCCATTGTGTGTGATGGGGCGGTGCGTTCGGGAAAAACACTGGCTATGGGATTGTCCTTTTTTCTATGGGCGTGCAGCTGTTTCGATGGACAGAAGTTTGGCGTTTGCGGAAAGACCATTGGCGCATTGCGGCGCAATGTGCTGACGGAAATCCAACCAAGACTGGAAGCGATGGGGGCCACCTGGGTGGAGAGACGGACGGATAATCTAATCACTGTGGAGCTGTTTGGCAACGAGAACCGCTTTTACATATTTGGCGGACGGGATGAAAGCTCTGCAGATCTGATTCAGGGTATTACCTTTGCAGGGGTACTGCTGGATGAAGTGGCATTGATGCCCAGATCCTTTGTGGAACAGGCGTGTGCCCGCTGCTCGGTTACCGGAAGCAGACTGTGGTTTAACTGCAATCCGGCAGGACCGGAGCATTGGTTTTACAAGACATGGGTGATGGAGGCGCAAAAGCGGAAGTGTTTGCGGCTGCAATTTACCATGGAGGACAATCCCTCGCTGACTAAATCTATCCGGCGGCGGTATGAGCGACTATATAGTGGTGTGTTTTATCGGCGGTTTGTGCTGGGGCAATGGGTACAGGCGGAGGGACGCGTGTATGACTTCTTTGCACCGGAAATGGCAAAACCAGCACCGGCAGAGCCCATGGAACAGTATTACATTTCCTGCGATTACGGTACGGTGAATCCTACATCGATGGGTCTGTGGGGACGGAAAAACGGGGTTTGGTATCGGCTGCAAGAGTTTTACTTTGATTCCCGGGCGCAGCAGCGACAAATGACGGATGAAGAATATGCCGGGGCGCTGGAAAAGCTGGCAAGTGGGCGGAAGATTTCCGCTGTGATTGTGGACCCGTCGGCGGCCAGCTTTATGGAGGTTTTGCGGCGGAAAGGTCATCGGGTAAAAAAAGCAAAAAATGATGTATTGGCGGGCATCCGGCTGACGGCGGATTATCTGAAAAGTGGGAAAGTGGTGATCTGCCTTAGCTGTGAGGATTGCTTGCGGGAGATGGATTGCTATGTGTGGGAACAGCGCGGCGGCGGACAGGATCGGGTGAAAAAGGAGCATGACCATGCCATGGACGATATGCGTTATTTCGTAGCGACGGTGCTGGGCGGTGAATGCGCGGAGGTGGCTGTGTGTAGTGTGGAAAGGAAACGGTATCAACAACAATTTATATGAGGAAAGGAGAATTCAATTTGAAGAAGAAGGAAGCGAAGGTGGCGGGACCGGTGGCAGTGAGTCAGCTGCGCAGCGGCAACGGACATTTGATGGGAACCTGGCAATCGTTTGTGCCGCTGGGTACGGGGGAGGAAGAACTGTATCGCCGGATTCGGGAGGCAATCCCGGCGCTGGATGCGGCGGTTGGCAAGCTGGTGCGGCTGACAGGTGGCTTCGGTGTGGTGTGCAAAAATGCTGGCGCACAGAAAAAACTGGAGGATTTTTTGAAGCATATGGCCTGTGGGTATGGGCAGACAGGTATGGATAACTTTTTGCAGGCCTATCTGGATTGCTTACTGACCTATGGCCGCAGCGTGGGCGAGATCCTGGTCAGCGACGGCAGAGTGCGGGGGATATGTTGGGGGGATGTGACCAAACTGCAGGTTTGCCAGGGAGAGAGTCCTGTAGACGTTGTGCTGTGGGGCCCGAATGAAAAAGGACAGATGGTGCCACTGCCATATCAGCATTTGCTGCTGTTTTCGGCACTGAATCCGGAAGTGAAGCATCCGTATGGTGTTAGTATTTTTCGGGGCATGCCGTTCCTGGCGGAAATTCTGATGAAAATTTACGCCACAATCGGTTCCAACTGGGAACGTGCGGGCAATGTGCGCTACAGTGTGGTGTGCAAAGGAAACGAAGATATGGATCCTGCCATTGCCCGGGAATACAGCCAGCAGGTGGCAAAGGAATGGGCGAGAGCTATGGAAGAAAGCCAGAATGGCACAGTACGGGATTTCGTGGCCATGGGAGATGTGCAGATCAAGGTTATTGGTGGAGAAGCACCGATCCTGGATTCGGAGGTGCCGGTCAGGCAGGTGCTGGAACAGCTGGTTGCCAAGACGGGGTTGCCACCTTTCCTGCTGGGCTTGAGTTGGAGCACGACAGAACGAATGAGCGCACAGCAAGCGGATATTTTGACCAGTGAGATCTGGGCACTGCGGCGGGCAGTGGAGCCGGTGATTCGCAAAATCTGCCGAATGTATCTGGCGGGTGAGGGATTGGATGATCGGGTGGAGATTGTGTGGGATGAGATCAGCCTGCAGGATACGACCCAGGAGGCACAGGCGGAGCTGTACCGGGCTCAGGCGGAACACTATAGAACGCAGATCGCGGAAGGTTGAATGGGAAATTGGAATTGTTAATTTTGGAGGTAAATTATGCACATTAAGAAAGCGGCGGAGGCAGTTTCCGGTGGCGTGGCTACAAAGCAGCAGATGGAGGCTATTCTGGCACAGTGCAAAGGAAAACTGAAGGCGGAGGATGTATATGTGTTCTCTGTACGGCTGTGCGATGATCAAATCGATCGGGACGGTGAGCGATTTGATACCAACGCACTGCCGGCACTGGCTACACTGTTTATTGGCAAGACCGGCATTATTGATCATCGCTGGAGCAGCGATAATCAGGTAGCAAGAATTTTTCAGACACAGGTGGTACAGGAAAACGGTGTCAGCTACATCAAGGCATGGGCATATATTCGAAGAGGCGGTCAGAATGAGGAGATCATTGCCGATATTGAGGCAGGAATTAAAAAAGAAGTATCCATTGGCTGCAGTATGGGTCGCAGTGTTTGCTCCGTTTGCGGCAGCGATTATGGAACTTGCGGACATGTGAAGGGCGAATGCTACGATGGCCAGGTTTGCTGTGCCATTTTACGGGAGCCCATGGATGCGTATGAGTTCTCCTTTGTTGCGGTGCCGGCGCAGCGGGAGGCCGGCGTGATCAAGGGCTTGGGAAGAAGCCGGGTGCAGCTGAAAGATCTGGCGGAGCAGTACGGCGCGCAGGCGGAATACCGGGAGCTTTACAAGTTGGCACAGCTGGGCAGGGAATTTGAGAAAGGGCTGCGGGATGATGTGGTGCGGCTGTGTCTGAGTCTGGAACTGGGTGCAGAAGAGCCGGTACTGCGGGGAATTGTGGAAAAGGCAGCGGCTGAGGATTTGAAGAAGTTGAAAGCGGCACTGCAGCAACGGCTTTGGGAACTGCAACCGGTGCAGAGCCAGCTTGCCGTGTGCGGTGGCAAGACAGGCGTGGAGAGCGGGTTTTTGATTTGATGAGATAAATTGTTGTTTGTGTTAGGTACAACCGGGGGAACCGGTGGCCATATATTTTACATTTATAGGAGGAGAAAAGTATGAGCATTTCTTACAATGGGATTGGGCATTTTTCTGTGACCTTTCCCGAAAACGACTGCGCTGAGGGCGCAGTGTGCAAGCTGAGCAACGACGGTGAGGCGGTTTCCTGCAGTGCGGGGGACAAGCTGTTTGGCGTGGTCAAGTTCGTCGATGGCGGCAAGGCCTGTGTGCTGATTGAAGGCTTTGTGACTGTCAGCTACAGCGGTACTGCACCCAACTGCGGCTGGTGCAATCTCAGCGCGGATGGCAATGGCGGCGTGAAGACCGACAGCGCCGGCAAAGAATACCTGGTGGCGGAAGTGGACACCGCTGCCAAGACCTGTGTGATCAAACTGTAAGGAGGAAATGAAAATGGGTTTTGACAATCTGAAACTGGAAAAGGGT